AATATCACCATGATCTAGTTCAAATCTTTCATCAAAACTATCCCATAAAATTTTAGATCTATCATTTAAAAATTGGTTATTCAGCTCAATAAGACAAGGAACTGAGATAAAATTATAGAATGATCTGAGCATCAATCTAATAGCAAAATCAACACTTATTAATGGGTTTAACTTTTTATCAAATTTAAATTTTAACCCAACAATTTCAGAACTTTGTGGGTCATATTGGCGTGAAATAATAACCCCATATCCACTACTATTAAAATCGACGATGAAGTTATTAATATAAGCACCAGGTATTTCTTTAATAATAGACAAAATTAGATCTAAAGCAATTCTTTCCTTCTCAGCATCAAATGGTGTCTCTAATTCATCAGATCCGATAGTAATAGGATCTCTTAGTGATAAATTACCAGTAAATAAATTTAATACTTCCTTTGAATCTAACATTTTACTTTCCTCCCGTTTTTGCAATGAAGCAGTAACACTTACAGTTAATTCCAATTACTAAATTATCCTTAGATTTTTCAGAAATTAACATTCCCTCATCTATAGAAGTGAGTATACAATCTTTAAATATATCATTCTTATAACCTATATAATTACTATAGTATGCATTTAATAAGTTAAGTAAGAAGTTAGGTATAGCTGTTTCTCTATGCCAAGTAACTTCAAACTTTATATTACGTTTCTTAATAAATCCAAATTGACGACGCTTTAGAAACTCAGAAGTTAATGGATAATTGATGTCTTCCAACTCTCTAAATGCGTCTTCAATTAATTCAACATCAAGCTTATTATTTTTACCCAATAAGTCTAATATTAAATTTTCGATTATTTTAAAAGACTTATCATATCTTTCATCTACTATTTGTATTTGCATCCGAGTATCCCGCATTCATTATTAATTGCATCGCTGAAAAACGATCTTAATAATATGAACTTCTTAAGTGGATCAGTTTCATCTATGATATTATAAGGCATTTCTCTCTTGAAATTATCAATCATGATTTCACTCAACTCAAAATATTTATCTATGATTTTCTTAGAAGTCATATTTATTTTAATTTCATTTACTTTAAGTAAATTTAATTCATCAATTAGTTCTCCATTAATTAATTTCATGATTAGATCTATTTCTTCTTCTTCTAATCTTAGATCCCCATTACGGCTCCAAAGTCTTTCTTCTACATCCCAATCAAATTCAGGAATTTCATAGCCAGCGAATATCATATATTTATATAATTGCTTTACTACCATAATCATTAAATAATTAAATGACCCAAGTAGATCATACTTAATAACAAAATTATTAGGACGTGGATTAAATTTACTAATAAATCCATTATCATCAAATTCTAATAATGTACCAAATGAGAATAAGATGGATCTAGAATCAAATCCTGTAATATTATCTTTCATTAATTTAAGCATATGGTTTAATATATTTAGTTTATAAATTTTATTATAATCATCATCAAAATCATATAAAGTAAATGGAATTAAAGATGTTTCTTTTTTATTAAAGATATTACCTTTTAGAATATCATCCCAAGTAATATCTAAAGTTGTTTTTGGCTCTATTGCACTTAATGTAGATACATCAATTTTAGGTGCATCCACTTTAGTTACATCTACAACTAATTCACTATCAAGATATTTAATAATATCATCAAGATTTTCAATATCTTCTTTATAATAAGTAAAATAGTCATCTTCAGTCTCAATGCATAAGTCGCCATCAGCCGCACTATAAGATTTGATTTCAGATAATCTAATTCTTTCCGTTCCTAATTTTACAAACTTCTCCATTTTTTCTCCTTCTTTTAGATAACTTTAGTTAAGCATAGATAGAATATTAAACCTAAGATTACAAATGCTTCAGTAATAACTGCCCACATTAAATAATCGGAAATCTTATCTTGAGATTTTGTCTTATTTTTGAATTGAGATAAAAGTACATATTCATTTGCTAATTTATCATTAATCAAAATAGACCATCTTAGTAAACTTTCTGCTCTTTCATTGACTTCATGAATTTTTTCATCTAAAATATTAAGTTCTTTTTCTGCAGATTCTTTTAATTCTATAATACTGTTTTTATTATTATATACAGCTTCTTTAAGGGATCCAATACTAACATTACTTTTATCTAGTGAATCTTTTAATAATCTGATATCACTACCAATACTAGTAGTTAGATCACTAAATTCAGTATTGATAGTTCTTTGTAATTTCTCCATTTAAATCCTCCTATTTGGTAGTAAGTAAATATGTACATACGATAGCAATAATAGACATTCCAATCATGCCTTCTAATACAATGATCATGTATGCATGTTTGAAATATTTTTCCATTTGCATCATTTCACATTCTTTATCCATCACTTGCTGTTTTAATCGCGCTACTTCGACATTTAGATCTTTAATTATTTCTTCTCTAACATCGATAAGTTCAAGTGTTTCATTTTTTGATTCTTCCTTCATATTAACCTCCTAATAAAATTAAATTACGTATTTCATATCTATAATATATACCTAAAAAGAAAATCACTAAGAGAGTTAATCCCTTAGTAAAACCTATTTAAATTATTGTCTGAAACATGTTAGTAAATTAATCTATACTGCTGCAGGAGAAACTGATTATGTTTATTAAAGATATGACTCCTAAAGGGCTAAATGAAGCATACTTTGGGAAGTCTAAAGAATTAGAACTTATTGAAAAATCATTTGATAAAGCTATACAATCTAAAGATAAAGTAGATGCGGCATCTTTAGGTGTAGTAGCAAAACAATTACAAAAGAAATTTGGATTTGATAACGTATCAATTGGTATTGATAAAACTCCAGAACTAAATGCTTATACATATATTGATATTGCTGATATTAGAAAGATGCGTATCAAAACCTCTGAAGGATATAAGGCAATGCCTGGTAATACATGTAGTATTCTTATCGTATATTCTCCATCTATGTTAAGTGGAGTACTATCTGGTAAAGAATTGACTGCTATAACTTTGCATGAAATTGGTCATCAATTCGCTGCTAAGCGTATTGCAAATAGTAGCTCATTGAGACAAATGGCTAGCTATATTAAAGGCCTTTCTGAATTAGATAAAATTATTAGAATAGCATCTCAAGAAACCAATTCTATTGCAGATATGTTCATGCTGATTCGTAGAGTTATTTCTAAGCTTACGGAAGACGCAGTATTTGCAATTAAGTATGTGATCAATACATTGATTCTACTTAAAGATATTCTTAAAACTCCAACTTTGAAAGATACATATAATCTTATTGGAGACAGCTCTAAATTTGGTAGAATCTTAAATAATCTTAAGAACTTTGATATGCGTAAAAATCCACCAGTTAGAGTTCATGATTTAGAAGAAGAAATGGCTGATAGCTTTGCTACCATCTATGGATATGGCCCAGAGTTAGCTTCTGCTTTAACTAAGATTGAAGCTTCAGATATTGATGATAACTTTGATCCATATGATAACTCTTTCTATAATCTATATATTTATATTCCAATCTATACGTTACTTTCTTATATTTGTACATCTGATTATGGTGTTGCTATTCAAACAAGCAAACGAGTGTATGCTCAAATCTTGACTTTGAGAAAAGAAATCAATGATATCAAGACTGATGCTAAAACTAAGAAACGTATTCTAGCAGATATCGATGAACTAGAAAAAGTATATGGTAAATATATTGATGAACGTATAGAAGCTGCAGAAAGAAATAAAGTTAAATCTGCTACTGATAGATATAATGAAGAATTCTGGAATAGAGTTCTAACTAATAAGAGAGATAATGAATTATTCTCTTATAATAAACTCGGTGAATTACTTAAATAAAATAAACCCCCAAGGTAGTTTAACTACCTTGGGGATCATTTTTTGTATAGCATCCGAATGAGAGAACTGTAGAGTAATTAATATTTTCACAAAGGAGAATTTGTGTATAAAAATAGTTTGCTACTGCTATACAAAACTTCAAACTACCTATGTGTTAGTATTTTAATAATTTATTATTAAAATTTATAAAAAAAATAAAACACCCCATAGGATAAATTCCTATGGGGTATTATTTCTTAGTCTACATTTCTAATCAGTAAAGATTTTACAACTACATCTCTACCATCAATGCATTTTGTACCAGCTGAGATAGAACTTCCAACAGGAACTTCGGATACATTAACTTCCTTAACTCCTTTTTCAGTTACTAACTTAATGATATCATTGTTATTCACGATATGAATATTAACAATATTATCAGTCTTAGCTAGCTTAACTACAGAACTACCAGCTTTAGCTCTTTGACTTGTAGGTAATGCTGCAATACTGAATTTATTCAAATAACCATTTCTAGTTACTACAATAACATCAGTTACATCTTTACCTGCAACTAAACACATACCATCTACATACTCAACTGTCTTACTACCAATGGATCTTACACCTCTAGCAGAACGTCGAACTAATGGAATATCTTTAGCAGAGAATCTTAAAGCTTTCTTATCGGAGAAGACAACTACATCTAAAGCATCTCCACCAACAACTATATTCTTAACAAAATCATTTGTATCTAACTTAGTATAGAATATACCGCTTGCAGTTAATGAAGTGAAATCATCCAATTCCATCTTCTTAATAAAGCCATTATGGGTTAATACCATAATATACATAGCTTGTTTAGAATCTGCAATTTGTTTGATTGCCTCTTCTTGATAGATAGCGATTACATTAGCTGTAATCTTTTTATTCAAGAATCTGATATCAGTACCAGCATTAGATTTATCTGATAAAGGAATCTTATGAACTGGATAAGAATAACACTTACCACCAGCGTCAAATAGAATTACATTATCAGTATTCTTAATCTTGATAACCAATTTAGGATTATCACCTTTAACTGCTTTGATAGGATCGTTTAATCCGACCTTTCTAACGAAGTTAGACTCAGTAATGATAACCTTAAATTCACCTTCTGGAATATCAGAAGCTTCAGCTTGACTAATTACTCGAGTATTACGTTTCTTACCATATTTAAGTTTGTATTCTTTAAGCTCTTGCTTAATTTCTTCATTAAGTTCATGCTCATTACGAATCTTATTAATATATAAGTCACGCATTTGTTCAAGATTCTTAGCTCGTTCGATATATCTAGCTAAGTTATGCTTGGATAGATATTTCAATGGAGCATTGATAATTGTCTTGGCTTGAAGATCAGTAATCTTGAATCTCTTAACCATATCATTTATCAACTCTTCATCATTGCCAGTTGATTTCTTGATGCGGTTAATAATTGTATCAATCTCACCACTAGACATAACTCTGATATATGCATCATATTGATGATAATCAGTCATTGTCTTTTGTAGAAGATTATAATACAATCTAAGCTTTGTTACTTTACGGAAATCAATGAATCGTAATAAGTATTCTTTATATCCCATATGAACAATTCTTCGTTCACATACGACTTCAAGATTTACACGACAAGATCTTTCCATTGGAGTATATTTGAAAATTGTATCTTTAACAAACTTAGGATCTGCCCCAGGTTTCAATACAATAATGCATTCTAATTTATGATCACCATCAGAGTTTTCATAAATATTGTGAATTTGAGTGAGAATATTCTTCTCCATCAATTCTTCAATCTTCTCAGTTACAGTATTTAGATATACTAAATCTGGAAGACTATGAATAAACAAAGCTTGTTTACCTTGGAATTCACCGATATCAATTCGACCACGAACTTTATAGTTACCAAATCCAGAATTAGAAATGGCTGCAAAGTCAGTATCGATAATATCGCATTCCATTGGAGAATCAGGAATCAATACTACTTTAGCATTCGGGTTATCGATAAGCTTAATTGTAGCATCAATAACTTCATTGATATTATGCTTAGGAATTTCTACTTTGAAACCCACACTAATACCAAATGAACCATTAATCAAAAGCATTGGTAAATTAGGAGCTAAGTATTCTGGTGCTTTAAGAGTTCCACTATAGTTATCTTCCCAATCTACCACTTGATTAGATTCTTTTAAATCGCCGATAACGGCATCAATTGTAAATTTAGCAAGTTTGGCTTCAGTGTAACGCATAGCCGATGGGCCATCGCCTTGGAAGTTACCAAAGTTACCTTGCTTATCAATCAAAGGAATATTATTTTCAAACCAGTTAGTCATAGGCTTCATAGAACCATAGATGGATGATTCACCATGAGGATGATACTTATCCATTACAGTACCTACGATTGAAGAAGACTTAACAGTCTTAGTACCTTTGATATCATTATACATTGCATAAATGATTTTGCGTTGAACAGATTTGAATCCATCTCGGAAGTCTGGTACAACGCGATATAATGCAGAATATACTGAATATAATCTCATATCATCAGTATATTGCTCTAACATATTTACGTCTATTTCTCTACCCACAGTGGTATCCTCCTTACTTACTTAGTTGTTGACGTATCAGTGAAATTTTAGTTCCCACTTATACCTGCATCAAGAGGAATAAAAGGCTATATAGCAGAACTATATAGCCTTGGGTAAATTAACGACTTTTTTCAATGATAATACGATTGATCTTAGTAATATTCATTTGAGCATTATAAGAAGTCAAAACGTATGCAATCTTATCATCAAGACCTTCAATTACATTTTTGAAAGTTTCATAGATATCAACTGTAACTGTATTGGTTTCTTTATTATATTCAATGAAGTTACCTACGATTACATTGCCTTTGGATTCTGGATCGTTATTAACATCACTACGAAGAGCGAAGATATTAACATTGATAAGTTTTAGAACTTCACTTCCCAAAACATCAATCATCTTTTCCTTAGTAGCTTCATCCATTTTAGGATTGAATTTTACTGGTACTTTGATACGTACATTGTTGAATTTTGGTTTGCTTGTTCTGCGTTGGTTTCTCATGATTTACCTCTTTTTAAATATTAAATAGTTGTGGAGCCGATTCCGCCATTACGTACTTTCTTTGGATATTCAGCATCATTATCTGTTGTTAAGTATTTCAAGAAAATACCTTGAGCGAAATGCTTACCAGCTTCTATAGTTAATACCTTATCGGAATTATTCTTAATCCCAATAATAATATTACCATCGTTATCTTCATTGTCTACATAGTCAGCATCGATAACTCCGATTGTAGATTTAATCTGCATATCATAATTATATCCGAAAGAGCTGCGCGGTGCAATGAATAATACTTCATCTGGATTCATATATGCTTTAAAGTAAGTTGGAATGATTGCAGATTCCCCTGGACCAATTACATAAGTCTTTGGAGCAAAGAAATCATAACCAGCAGAATGATCAGTGCTTCGATGAGGAAATACGAAAGTTAAATCTTCGCTAAAATCAATAAACTTATCTTTCACCATTTCAAACTTTCTCATTCTTTTTCCTTTCTTGGAGCAATAAGTGAAGACAACACAAAGGTTGCTCTATAATCGGTACCAACTGAATTATAAATTTTAGCAAGTTCTAGGCAATTAACTTTAGAATTTGCTTTATATAAGAAATATCTATACATATTTCCATCAAATTGCCAGAATAGAATTGGAATCTTTTGAGTATAAACTACATCCGGTAAGAATAATCGATGATCAGCATTTAATGCAATCACTTCTTCACCATTTAGAATGGATTTATATCCAAAGTTTTCAATAGCAAATATATTTTGTTGCTTTAAGAAATCTATAGTAATTAACCCAGTATTGATTAAAGGATCTAAGTTATTACTTTCATAGATTTCATTCCATACAATATCCGATGGATCAGAATAAACTGATAATATATACAGATAGAGGCAAATGCATGCCATACTTGGATTAGGATATGTTTGCTTTTCAGCTATCAAATCTACTCCAAGATTATAATCTCTTTTTAAGATCTTATAATGTAGAATGAATGATGTAGCTCTTCCCTTTTCATAGTACGTTTCTATTTCAGGAAACATCTGCATCAAGTCTTCTGTATTTTCGTGACCATCAATCCAAATAACTTTTTTACTACGTTGAATAATAGTACGAACTCGTTCAATAGATTTAGGGTCGTTAGCAAAGAATCCTATACCAAGAATTACTACTGTTTCTTTAGTATCTAGAATCTTTAAAATGTCAGTTCTAGAGTAGCGATATGGTACCAACTTTACATTGGTACCATCATCCCACGCTAGATGTTTACGATTATTATAAATAATATTGGCCGCAAACATGCAGTCATGATTATCTTGGTAATAAATAATCATTGTTCTTACCTACTTCTTCTCTCTCAAAAATAGTTAGAATACATATTGAGTTACATCTACATCCTTCATAAGTTGAAGTTTGTCATCCTCAATATCTTTCATCTTATCAAGTTCATATTTAATATCTTCTAAAGTATATCGGATTAGAACCCGATTACCTTTATCACTAGGATCAAGTGTAGAATTGAATAGCTGATCACCATTCATTTCACCAAGACCTTTATAACGTGTTACAGATGGTGGACTAACTTTATTAAATTCTTCCATCAATCCATATAAAGATACTGCATTACCATCTACCAGGAATTCATTAGGAGACTTAGCAATATATCCTAGGACATATTTACATGCATCAATCAATGTTTCACTAAAGTAGATTGTTTGATATTTAGAATCAACTAAACCTTCAATACCAGTCTTAGTTACTTTCAAGAATGGATATTGAGATTCAATTATCTTCTTAAATTCTTTTGAATCGAATGCTACTTTGTTACTATAAAGAACTAAGATCTTTTCTAGCAACTTAACATCGATTGCAAAGGAGTTAGCAACTGCATCAATGTCTCTGATATAGTTAGTATTACGATCAAGTAATTTAATTACATCAGATTCAGTTAATTTAGTTTTATTAGCTAGTTCTAACTTATGAATCTTGAAAAATTCTTTTTGGAGATATTTATTATACTCAGTTCTATCAGTAAAGTACTTGATCTTACCATTGATCTTAGCACCATATAAAGGCGGAACTGTAGCATATAATCTACCAGCAGTAATTAATGGTTGCATATATAATAAGAAGAACTTCAATAGAAGACTTCTGATATGTGCACCATCTGGATCGGCATCTGTAGCAATTATGATCTTTTCCCATTTACATTTTTCAATGTTAAATGTACGACCAAACCCAGCACCAATAATAGCAGTGATTGCTGCAACTTCTTCATTAGCCGCAACCTTTTCTCTTGTTGCCGCCATAGCATTAACAATCTTACCACGAATAGGGAATAACCCTTGACGTGTGTTATCACGATTGTTTTTAGCTGGACCTACGGCGGAATCACCTTCCATGATGAATAGTTCAAGATTCTTCTTACCCGTAGGTTTAATAAATTTCTTAGGCAAACCAGTGATAGTAGAAACTTGCTTTGCTTTTACTTTAACACGTTCATTTTCAGATCGTGTTCTGATTTCTGCAATTTCTTTAAAATACTTACAAATCTTTTGTAGGTCATTATTATTACGCTTAGCCCAATCTTCTAGACTAGCAATAGTAAGATCTCTTACAAAAGGTACCAAGTCGGCATTCGAAATTATCTCTTTAGACTGACCAGTAAACTCTGGAGTCATATGAGAACAAGTAACGATTGCCTTAAGGCCAACTCGAACATCGCTGTTTGTAATATTTAACTTGCTCTTTTCAGACAAGTAGAATTTGTTCATATATTCTCTAAAGAATTTAGTCATACCGGAAAGGAAGCCCTCTACATGAGTACCATCTCGTGTAGGGCAGAAGTTCCCGTATGACTTAATGATTTCATTATCATTATCAGAATCAAACGTAAAAGCAATTTCCGCTTTCATCATTTTATCATCACGTAATGCACCAAATCTAATCGGAGCAATGATTGGTTTCTTCATAATAGAAATAAGACCATCCATTAATCCATCTTTATTGATGATTACATCTTTGACTACACCTCCATCGCGTCGTTTACCGATGAAGTTAATCTTAGCCCCTTGTTTAAGCAATGGAGTCAATGCACTGATCAGATGTAATACATCTTCACAAGTTACAGTAGTTTCTCCCATTACATCTACAATTGGACTGAAAGTTATCTGTGTTCCTTGGCGTCCCTTTTCATCAGGAAGCTTAGTTACTTTAGCAGTTTTTGGGTCGCCCCAATGGAATTCAACTCGTTTACCTTTACCTAAGATATATGAGTCAACGATAAAGAATTCTGCACAAGCATTTGTTACTTTAGCACCTACACCATGTCGACCAGACGAGAATTCACCTGGTTTCTTATTATAGTTAGATGAAGTATGTTGTGAACTGAATACACGAATTAGAGAATCATGTGGAATACCACGGCCATTATCTTTAACCATGAATTCTTGATTCTCTTCACTAAATGCTGTCCATATTTCATCACATGGACTATCATCTTTCATAAGCTCATCGGCTGAGTTCTGAAAGATTTCTCGAATCATATTAATAAAGCCTTTATTGCCTGTATACCCAAGATATTGGGTTACAGTTTTTCGTACAGCTTCAGCGAAGTCCTCAATAGTCGTAATTTGGGACTCATAGGATTTGATTTTTTCAATTTGTTCTTTAGATAGTGACATAAGGACCCTCCTACTTAGCTGTTATAATTTTCATTAAAAAATACAAAAGATAATGCCCATAGACTCTCAATAAGTCTATGGGCGAGAATATCTTTTATATATTTAATCTTGCATTATACTACTAAGATTAAAGTGTCACTGTTGTATCAGTTGTTGTAGTTTCAGCTTGAGCTGCAGGTTGTGCTGGAGCTTGAGGAGCTGGAGCTACTGGTTGTTGAGCAACAGGTGGTTGTTGCATAGCCATTGGAGCAGTCATATTACCTGCAAAGCCAGCAGCGAATGGATTAGCACCATTAGTAGTTGGAGCTACTGGTTGAGTATAGCCTGCAAACATTTGTTGTTGTGGAGCAACTTGTGGTTGTACCATTTGTGGTTGCATTGTAACTACTTGTGCTTGTTGAGCTGCCATGTTAGGATCATAGAAACCTTGTGGAGCTACAGGCACAGTTTGATTATAAACACCATAACGAGCACCATATTGACCATTGAAGATATCTTGATATGCATCAAAGCCATAACGGTTGAACGCTGGGTTAGGGTTTGGAGTTACGAATTGAGAATTGGATACTTGTTTAGTAACTTCTGTGAAGTTTTCTTTAGCCATTTCATAAAGATCTGGGCATTTATCCAATAATGCTAGCATCATCATATATTCAGAGTAGAAGTCTGGAGTGAAGTTGATAGCATATGTTTTCATTTGATTCAAAACATTTTTAATTGCATTAACTGCACTTTGAACTTCTTCTTTGCTAAGCATAGTCAAATCGAATTCAGTACCACATTGTTTACAACGAACAACATTTCCTGCTACTTTTTCAAGCAAGATTTGTGTCTTGTTTTTGTGCGGACATTTAGCACGTGCCATTTCTTCACCAGTCAAATTCATATTGAATTCGCGTTTTTCTGGTTTAAGAGCTTTTAAATCTTCCGCAGTCATTGGGTCTGTAACAGTCACATCACGGAACATGTTTTGCGCCGGAACTACAGGACCAACTGGCGCTCCGAATGGTTGCGCGAATTGACCGTAAACCGGTGCTCCGAATTGTGGTTGTTGCATAAATTGTTGATTGTACATGATATGTACCTCCTTAAAAAATGTCTTATAAGAGATTTTTTGTATATATTATGCGGCTATATACACACCAATAATATACAATTACAGAAATGTTTTGGGCATGATAATTTACTATCATGCCCAATTTATTTCTAGTAATTATTTGTTTCTAATTTGGTCAACTGTTACATGACCTTCAGCTTTTGCTCTATCTTCTTGAAGTTGATGAACACGAGCTGCTTCAGTAACACGTTCTTCGTGTTCATGTCGAATTTCTTCAAGTACTTCTTTAGGAGTGGTATTCAAGAAGCTATTAATATCAGGATTAGCAAATTTATTAATAAGGTTTTTAATTTGTTCATCTGTATAGTTAAGCTTCTTAGCAATAGGTTTAATACTTCTACCTGTAGAATAAGCAATAATATATTGGATCATTTCGTAATCAGCAATAATAGTTTTAAGTTTGACACCTGGGTGATTAACTTGGTCTTCATTGGATTTGATTGCGATAACTACGTTATCTGTATCATTCCAATTGACAAACATTTCAATTTCATCAATAATGATACCATTATCACAATATAATCTTAGACCGATGTTTTTTTCGGCGCCTCTTAAAAGATCACGATATTTTTTTACTTGTGTAGCATCCATCTATATGTCTCCTTTTGCAATAATTCTTTACGCATTTAATGAGATTATCATTTGCATTTAATACTGTTATTGCAATGTTGGATTCAGTAAATATTATCACATAATTGCTAAAATATATAGCATAAGTTCCTTCTTGATCTTTACAATAATTATATAATAACTTATATAACTTCTCAGACTTAGGGATATCCTTTATAGATATCCCTCGTTCTTTAACTTTCTTTAAGAAAGCTTCTTGACTTTTCTGAGATTTACGCAGACCTACCCTTTCTTGTAATCTGTCTGCACAATGAAAACTAATATCATAGTCTACGTTGGGCATATGGGTCTCGTGCACTCATATTCAACTTCTTACTATAAATATAAGATTCAGCAGCATGAATACTTTCAGGGTTAAAGATACCAGAGAGTAAGAAGCTTTTGAATTCTACTAATGCATTGGCTAGGGTAGTATAGATTTGTGCATTAGAAGAATGATATACGAAGAAACGCTGATGTTCACTTGTATAGTTATCTGGAGTTAGACCTTGAGCGGACTGTTCTGCACAGATGCCATAGAAGTGAATTGCATTTGCTACGAATGTATGATAGTTAGACTTAGCTGTTGCTACGGAAATTAAGCTATCAAGCAATTGATTAGATTTGAAGTATTCTTCATAATCAGGTACATTGATATTTGCATTTGCTAAGTCACGTAAAATACGTTCAGAAAGATTCTTAATTTCTACATAGAATCTATCACCATATTTAGATAAGAAGTCTGCACCTTTAGACTTGATTTCACGATCAAGTGCATTAGGACGGGCCTTACCATTTTTATGGACGTTAAGATTATAGTTCTTTTTAGATAACCGAGCTGCTTGATTAGTACTAATCTTAGTCATCTCTGTAAATCGTTCTTCAAAGCCTTTTCTATAATAATGCTCTTCCTTAGTGGAAGGATGAGTTGGCCATCTAGGAACTTGAACTGGTTGATTAGTTTGAGATAAATTAGCTAACCATTTTTCGCAATCTAATTTACCTTGCTCAAAAGCATTAGAAACGCTTGTAATATCATTAGACATCATAACTTTCGTCTCCTTCTTCAATTCTATCAATATCTCTCAAAATAGAATTTTGCATTACTAGATGAATTGCGTTATTGTAATGATCACGTTCTTCATCAGAAATTGTATCGATTTCGATTTGAGATTCAAGATATTCTTGAATATCGAAATCATCTTCAAACCATTTATTACCATCTTCATCAGTAATGGTATCTAAATAATGCATGAATTGAACCAATGTAATAAATCCATCAGGATCACATGGTTTTGTTGTCCAGGACGAGATTAGAGATTTTTCGAAATCAATGATATCGGCATTCTCAATGATGTATTCCCGTACCGCAGTTTGCCCAATAGCAAACTTAAATGTTTTTTCTTGATCATATCCATCTACAAAGAAGATGAATAATGTATAAGGTCTTTCCTCTGGATCAACCTTAATCTTACCTGTTTCATCAGGGAACAACGCTAATTTTAGCGGTTGTTCAAAAATATTTCCGTTGTCGATTGTTTGGTTTATGTTTGTCATAACACAATACCTCCTTAAATAAAAATAATCTTGTAGAGTCATATACCCTACAAGATTATAATATATTATTTAGAGGAATTTTGGTTTAGGTTTTACATAAACAAGATAGTCTGAGAATCTAGTTATACCTGTATATATAAGATTACTCATTATATCTCTATGTAAAAACTCTTCCATAAAAATACCATGATGGTATTGTGAGCCTTGAGAAAGATGAGTAGTTATAGCATATGCTAATTCAAACTTATCTGCTCTATTATATGGGTTTCTCTTAAGAGCTTCGCGTGATTCAAATGGCGCACGGTAGTACTCTAGATCAATATCTAATTGAGGAAATAAGTTATTACCATCATCTAGGAAATCAATAGTCATTAGTTTCATATTATCCTTGATAGAAGTTATATCAGGATAATTTCTTACTACACCACGAAGACCATTAACCAAGTTAATACCATTAGATTCAATACTCCAATTATTCTTTCTACAGATTAGTGGCTCATTAAATGTAGGATATTGGGTCTTGATTTTCAAAATATCTTCTCTAATATACTTATTGATTATCTCTCTTGTCTTGTTCTTACAGCATAGAATAATATCAGATTGAAGAGATAGCTTATCAGTTAACTCATCTTCTGGTATTACAACTGCATTATTATAAAATCCATATTGAATTGGTAGACCTTTGATGGCTCTGTCTGCAAGATATACAATACCAGATTCTTCAGCTTGACGCATTATCTGAGTAAGTCTATGAACTTTACCAGATACTAAATATCCAGGATCGTCTCCTACAGGTGGTAATTGATTTAAATCTCCACATGCTATAATTTTTATACCAAAAGATTCTATATCTTTAACCATACTTCTTGGAGTCATTGATGCTTCATCAATGATAATCAGTTTCTTATCTGGAATATATTCCCTTTTAACCCATTTCAATCTTGTCTTGGGCTTATTGAAATATTCATCCATTACAGGCTTTCCATTATCACCATATAAGATATCTTCAACTGGTTCATAAATAGAGGAGTGAATTGTCTTAGCATTAGTCATTCCTCTATTACGCATAACAATCGCCGCAGTACCAGTATAACTCATAGGCATTATATTTTCTAATGGAATATTAAGACGTCGTACTATTTCATTTAGTACGACTGTTTTTCCTGTACCAGCGGCACCAGTATATTGGAATACTAACTCAGAAGAATTATTAAACCAATCTACTGCCGCATCAACTACTGCTTGCTGACCAGGATTTAATTTGAATCTCATTTCTTAGCACGCCCTTTACGTTTAGGCATTTCTACTGGAGGTGGATAGTCTAAATATGAATAATCAATATTAGCTACCCCAAATAATAAGAAATCGATGATCTCCATATACTGAAGAGATGGATTATAATATTCACGCGTACTATAAGAAGTACCATCAGACAATAAAGCAGTTAATCTGCTTTTAGAGTTCATTGTCTTACCAAATACCTTATAGTAGCTTGCTAAATATACACTGTCTTTAAAGTTATCAATGAATACATCAAAGATAAACTTCATAACATTTTTGTTATATAATGGATCAAACATGATCCAGTCATTAAATAGGCTATTATAGCAATCTAATGGGAATCTTAGAAATTTGCCTTTATAGTCTAATACTATAAGATCTCCATTATCATCTTCCAAACACATATTTCCGGTGTGAAGATCTTTCTGGAGACCGACTTTACTACAAAGGGATAATACGAAACCATTTACGTACTCATCCCAGTTACAAATCATTGCAGGTTGTAGCATATTCATATATTCTCCTTACCCAAAAACATTAAAGTACTATACTTTTATATTTTCGAGGTGACTTAATATGGATGATAAATATAATTCCGATTCAGGATTAGGTTTCACTGAAGTCGGCATTCTAACTTCTGTATGTAATAAATATGAGCCAGGATATCAGACGTTTTATGTGCAAGCACTCAATCCGATGAATATGAAATCTCCTATTAAGACTACATCTAAAGTTAGAAATCCAAATATCATAAATAAAAACAAACTTACAACTGGCAGTGTACAAACAGGATCTAATATCCTAATTGAAATGCCAAAAGAAGTTGTTAGAAATTTTCCAACGAAATACATTCCTCCTGGAACTAGATTTACTATATCTTTCCTAGGTGGCGATATTAATAAACCAGTAGTTGTAGGGAGAGATTACGATGGCTATAATGAAAACAATAAATAGCATTCAGCAATTTATTAGTAATAAACCAACCATTGGAACTGATTATCAGAATATGTCTCTCGTAGAAGAACGAGGAAATATTCAATTCCCAGTGGTTAATCTTATCACTGATGACTATTTTGATGAATTCAAGAAAGCTTCAGTTAAAGTAGAACTAACTGAAGATGAAATATTGAAGTACAAATATAGACCTAAGCTATTATCTTATGATATATACGATAATGCTGAACTATATTATATCATACTTCGATTAAATGACTTATATAATGTAAAGGACTTCAATCTTGGTAAGAAATATCTATATCTTATTCCAAAAGCTAAGCTTAAAGAATATCTATCAGATGTTTATACTCAAGAGAATGCCAATGCAAAAACTTTTAATGATAATCATAAAATTAAGCATTAAAATTAGGTCTAAGCTATTCAGTGGCTTAGACCTTTCTACCACTTAAATTCAAATGTATCATTAACAAAAGCTTTTGTATATAATTCATCATTTTCGAAAGCTTCCTGAACTACTACTCGTGGAGCCCCATCTTCTAATTGATTAGTTTTGTAGCTACGAATAGTATTCATTCCGTCTTTACTATTTTCTGGGTCAAACCCGTTGATAACGTAAAGGTAATCTTGTTGATCTGGAGTCATTTCCCCATACATAAAGCCATTACCGATAACTATATCCTTAACATCGTTACGAGTTATGATTTTCTTACCGTTAAGCTTCATATACTTATTAACTTCAGATGCGAACTCATTACTTACATTATAATTTTTAGCTATATCTTCTACTTTATCATTTGGTTTGGCTACATTAACCGATTCTGATAATTGTCCCCAACCACCACTATTAGTAGAAGTTTTAAGCTCATTAAGAGATGTTTTAAATAATGGCTCAGCTAGCTTAGTATCTTGCAATAACTCTAAAGGTCTTTCTTTAGAATAAGGTTGATAGAACCAAGGTGCTGATTGATTTTTAAAACGCTTCTTAGCATTAGATACACCAAGATATCTATTGCCGTCAGCTCCAGTTTCTGGAACTATAATAAATGCTGAGTCAGCATTTTCTGTAATCAATGTAGATTCACCAATATTAGAACGACCAATCTTTCTTACTAGATCTGATTCATTTTTATATCGACCTTCATCAATTATCTTAGCCGCATCACGGTTCATCTGAGATGCAGTTATAACTGGGATATGTTTAGCTATTGCAAATTCTTTGAATTCATCAACAACTGCACCAAGTGCTACACGCATATCGCCATTCATTAACTTGAAGTCTCGAGGTCTAATACGTTTAATATAGTCTTGTACTAAACAAATAACCTCTTTACCTTCAGATTGGAGCTGTTCATATAAAGTATACAAATAATCAGTATCCACAGAATTACTTGGGGCATATCTGAATGCTATATCTATAGGACTATCATTTGTAACTTTCAAACCATGCTCTCTAAGTAATCTCATAATTTCTTTTTCACTACCAAATGAACTAATATCTTCATCAGATACTAGAATGCTGAATGCACGTTCTAGAGTTTCTGTCAAAGTATTTTCCATTGTTAAGAAAAGAATACATGGACGTTTTGTAGGATCTTTTGTTATTACATCTTTATTATTAGCTTTAAGTTGTAAGGTTAAATTTAGCAAAGTACTAGATTTACCTTCACCTGGTAAGCCTAAATAAATATAACAACGATCACTTTCATAACCACCATTAAGAGATCTATTGAATGCTTCCATACCACATTTAAGTTTTGTAGAACCATTTACACTACGATTATATAAATGAGTGATGGCTGCTTCATATTCTTCTTCGTCAGAAATTGATAAAGATTCTGAAACTCCACTAATACTAGCAGTTTCTTTGATCTTCCTGTTCACTTCTACAATCTGACGTTGAACTTTATCAATAATTTTTACACGTTGAGCTTCATCTGCCATTGCAAAGTCTGCATAATCAGCATATACATTTGACATCATAGATTGAGTGTAAAAACTATTTCTATTTACATTGATATTACTTTCGATATATCCAATTTCATTAACGCTCAATGCATCATCAAGTTTAGACATTGGGAATAAGTTCTCTATATCTACACCATCAGTTGCAGCTTGAAGTAAGATATCTCTATTTTCATATCCTTTGAGTCGGGCCTCGACTAATTGAGAAAGAAACTTAAATGTATTTTTTTCTCTAGTCTGCTCAACACTGTAGTTTTTATTCGGATCTACCATTGATAGTAGATCTCGTAAGTCAGTTAATACAGATCTATTTGATACGTGGATAGTTCTCATTATATACGTAGCATATAATACTAACGAAGATAATGGTAAATTGAATCCACTACCAATATCACTCTTGGCCATTTAAGCCCCTCACTTCATCACCATAACAAATTATTCTTTTAAAAGATCGATTAATTCTTGTGGAGTAATATAAGTATAACCTTTATTATCATTTATATATCTACTTAGAATATCAAACTCAGTTAAACTCTTGTCTGTAATATAATCGTATTCTTTACACTGTTCAAGTACTTCTTGAGATTGGCGTCTGATGATATCATTCTTATAATCACACTTAATCGCTATATTAGGATTATTTCGATAGAATGATTTTAAAATATTTATATTCTCATGCTCAAGTGTAAATTCCATTCTGATATTATCTACACCTTCAGCTTGCCGTTGCCTTATAAATTCAATAATCTTTTGAGGATCATCTTTAATCATCTCATCAAAATTTATTGTATCATATTTATAAGAATTGATTTCTTCAAAGTGAATATAATAATTTCTAGTAGTTATATTATGGAGCAAGATCAAATAACCTTTAGGTTGCTCTTCCCCATAACACCATCTATATGGCGACCCACAATAATAAAAATCTTTTTCATAGCACCCAGATACATGCACATGCCCAGATATAATTGGTCCCATAGAATACTTAAAGTTTTCCATACCAAATACTGGACTTGGGGCATCTAGATCCATTTTATCTTTTCCATATATTGCACCTCTAATTGTACCATGCATGCATACTGCATCATACACATTCGTATACAATATATTCTCGTAAAACTCCTTTCCTAATCCTGCTATTTCGGGTATACATAGGATTCGTTTTCCTTTTACATATTCAAATTTTATAGATTCAATAACCCGTACATCTACCGTCGGATCATTCATATATCTATAAAATAACTTGGTTTGATTTGCATCATGCGATGGAGTACCATGTAATATAAACAAGGTACATTGTTTTTGTCTGCAAATTTGGACTAATTCATCTACAAATTTCATTGCATACATAACTGCATCTGAGTTGCTCATGAACTTATGATGAAATAAGTCACCATTGATTGATATTAAGTTTAAGTTTAATAAATTTATACGATCTATAAACTGCTGTTTTAAGATCTGATATTGTTTTGATGGTTCGAATACACCAAAGTGTATGTCTGATATATGAGCTTCAACTAAGATTTCTTCTTGCATTACTAAGCTCCTTAAGAAAAAGTAACCGTGAGGTTCCTTGAAGGACCTCACATCATTTATTAAACTGTTTGGTCATTAATTAAAAAATATAAAAATAATACCCTAGGAGAATTGAAGCTCCTAGGGTAATTTTATTTATACTTCGTCAATACGTTCTAGAATTCCATACAATTCAGATGATGTAGTACTTCTAGAATATAATAAATTTATATGCTTGCAATAAAATAAAACATGGTGGTCAATCATTGTCCTAATGGTATAAACACCATCTTCATAATCCACACCACGTATATTTTTACGGATACGTAATTCATCATTCAATAATGAATATATCATATTATATATCTTTTTAGACAGCCTAGTATCTTCATTCTCATTCTGAGTAGACCGTAAATAAAGAATTTCATCTTTTGTCACTACATTAATACAGTCATCATCTACTGTCTTAAAATCATCTTCAGTATCGCCTTCTAAAATATTAATCAAGAATGCAGTAAATCCTCGTAATGCACATAGATAGCTTACTATATTAATGCAATCCCATGAAGAAGGAGTAATACGCATATTAATAATATACCCATCTTCATAGTTATATACATATCTAATATCCATAACCGCATAATGAAGTTTAACTTCATATGTTGGTGTAAAAATATCAAATTTATATTCATCTACCGTCATATTAAACGTATTAAATCGTATACCACTATCTAAAACTTCAGATTTAAATGATCTATCTATAGTTCTAAACTTATCTATAACTTTAGCTAAATTTGATACATATCTAGTCAGTATAGAATGTGGAAAACTTATATGTTGGTCTTTAATATTAAATTCGTCGCCCATTATTTATCTCCATACAATATTTCATAAGATTGATAAAAGATTTCATTAAAGCATTAAGAATATTAATAAATAGAATTTCATCGATTTTACTCTTGATTTCTAATTCACCATCTTTAAACTTAATGCTTGAAGTAATTTCATTCTTTGACATATTCTTTATAGAAATACTAATCTGATTAGTTTTTTGCTTTAAACCAATCGTACAAGATGTAGATTCAGAAAGCATCAATACGATATATATAGAACCTTCTTTGCTATATGTAACAGGACTATCATTATACATATTATTTTCATCATTTCGATAAAACCATATAGTTTCAGCGAGTTTGATAAATGCTGCCATTTCTACCATAGTATTAAAAGAAGGAGATAGTCTAGACAAATCTCTAAAATATCTCCACATCTTATATTCATATACTAATCGGCTAATTGGATTCTTAGGCTTTCTTATGGTAACTATATCAAAGAATTGGTTTTGCAAATTCTCCATATATACCCCCATTAATCTACCATATCATTAATCATTTCAATAGCTTTCTTATCAGCAATCTTAGTAAATTTATGATCTTTATAACGGTAAACGAATGCAGTTGTGCTTACTTTACCCTTATCATCTAATACACCAAGGATTACTACGATTACATCTTTAACCCTACGATACATCATATAATTGATTTCATCTGTTTCAATAACAAAATCTTTATCTACATCAGCATACAGATTTGTTTTGAAAGAAGCTATAGTACCGGTACGGGTTCTAGCTTTATCAACAATATCGATCTTTTTGAATAATTTATTTACCTTTTTATCCAAAGCTTCATAGTCCATATCTACAAACTTGATTCGTTTTCTTAAAGAATCAAATGCTGCACTATCTTCAGTAAATTTAAGAATGTCTTCATGTAATTCTTTAAGATCTGTTTTACCAGCATATAA